GTACAATAGAGATTTCCGTACATCCCTACGCGAAGCTCAGCGCTATCCACACCAGGAACGCGCAAGATTTCGATTTCGTCCATGTACTTGAGGATGTGCGGCGCAGGATTCTGTGACCTCAAAACCCATGAATCCATTTCCAAGCAATAGATCAAACCATCTGGGCAGTTACGGTCCGGGAAAATGCTCATGACAGTGTTTGCACCGTTGACTTGAACGCCACGGAATCCAATTTCGCCGACCTTCTCGTCAACGTACTGAACCTTGGAACCAAGGGACACGATGAGAGCGGTATAGGTTGCATACGAGCAAACGCCAGTGTCAACTCGGCCACCGTTCAGAGCGATACGACCAGTTCCTTGCAAGAGAGCTTCTTCAATGCTGAGAGAAGTTCCAACAAAGGTCACGCCAGCCAAACGCTGTGGATCGATGTAACGATTGACTCCGAAAAACAAGTCCCCGCTCGAAGGAGGTCCGGCGATTGGAAGCCAAGCAGCCAAGCCTGCGATCTTGAGCAGGTTGTTGGTGGTGTTAGATCCAACTTGGAAGTTGTTGTTCGATGCAGACTGAGTATCACCTTGCACTGCAAGGTAATAGGCTCCACCAGTCCAGTTAGCAGAAGGAGAACCCGTTGAACCAGTGCCCAAAAGAACGCCGGTGTTGCGATTGACAGCAGTCAACAAGCAAGTGGCAGCATCCAGTGTTCCGGATCCATCTGCGTTCTGAACTGCGACAATGGTCTGACCGATTTCAAACTGAACAGCATCATCTGGATTGGACAGCGTGATCGTCCAAGCAGTTGTGCTGTTAGAGAAAGCAGACATCTGACCGATAGTACCGCCACCATTGCGAAAGATCGCAGAAGCGATGCGGTTAACAGCGGTCTGGAATGCAGCATCAATCATCAGCTCTGCGCCATCGATGAAAGCACCTGGATCGGTCTGAGCCGCTGCCAAGAGCTGTCCATCAATCGTTGCAAGCGAGAAATCAGCCACGCGAGTCACCAAGAACTCAGCAACTGATGGGCTGGATTGATTGCCGTAAGCGTTCGAGAAGGTCGCCGAAGCGCCTTGGCTCAAGCCGTAAACGACTGGAACTGGGAAGTATTTCCCTGGAAACTTCTCCTCTTTCTTGAGCATAGCAAGAAGGGGGTTGTCTTTATAAGTGAGCCACTGAACTTTCTGATCGTCGTAGAGTTCTTTTAAGATACCCGATACGGACGACTGTGTAATTGTTGCCATTTAACACCTCGTGTAAATAGATTTGCGCAAGGCGATATGCCATGCTGCGAAGTCTTATTGTCCGAAGTGTCTTCAGTGGATCGTATGTCTAAACGACTCTATACAAGAGGAAAAAGGGCGGAGATTGGCTGGGCATTGAGGATTTGAACCTCAACTAACAGAGTCAAAGTCTGTGGTGCTACCGTTACACTAACGCCCAATAGGCTTACTTACGAAGAAGTGCGGCGTTGCCAGTCCTTAAGACTTCTTCAAGTCTTGCACGCTTCTGTTCTTTGGTCTCAACTGTGCGAGCGGCGCCAGTCATGGTTGCTCGAGCTGCATCATTAGATAGCGTTCTATTCTTTTGAATCGCTGGCTTAGGCGCGTCTGCACCGTTCATCATTGTGGTGCGTGTGCTCTTGGGAGCTTCTTTCGTCTCTTCAACAACCGGAGTCTCTACTTTAGGCTGACGTTTCTTGATACTGCTCATAAGTTTGTCCTGCTCTTCGTAAAATTGTTCGACCATCTCTATTGCTTCTTCAATTGTAGGAATGTCCTCGCCTTTTGAATCTTTAACCACCTGCAGCACTGTCTTATAGGCAAGGTCAACCGCAATAGGACCATAGTGGGCGCAATATTCATATTTCTCTTTGTTTGATTCAACGAAAGAACCTAGATCGGTTCTAAACTCAGTTAGCGCCTTTTGATCTGATTCGGTTTGAGCTTTCAGCTTCTCAGCCGCTTGAGCGTCTTGATATTCTTTAAGCTTCTGGTCAACCGTCTTAGCTGCAATCTGCTCTGCTTTCTCTTCTGGTGTCTGCTCTTTGGCTGGTTGAAGCTCATTGATCACGTTAAAGATGTCAGTATCGGACCAGCCAAGAAGCCTTAGAGCTTCAATCTTAGAACGCTTTGAGGTCTCGTCAAATTGTTGGCCCTTTTTAAGAAGCTCATCTGCTTTGGCTTTCTCGCTCATCCACGCATCGCGTTCTCGTTTTAACTCCTGCTGCTTTTTTACAAACTCAGCTTCTTTGCGTGCAAACTGCGCGAACTGAGTAGACGTTACTTGTGGCGTCTCTTGCGTAGTAGGCGATACGATATCTACTGGAGCCTGTGGTTTAGGTGCTTCCGTTTCCATTGCTACGGCGTTCTCTCTGCTCATTGGATTACTCCCTGATTGACGTTAGGAATCATGTTGCTTGTGGGCGGTGCTGACGGATTCGCAGGCGGTGTGCCTTGCGCTCCTGGCATCGGTTGCGGCGCAAGAGCAGCGGTTGCAACGCCCATCATGTCATTGACTTGGTCATTGAACTGCTGAAGAAGCGAGAGCACTGATTCGGGCGCTTTCATGTACCAAGAGTAGTTGTAATACTCTAAGCACAACTGCTTTGCGAGCTGTAGATCCATGAACGGTCTCGGTGGTTGATAGTCCTCATCATAGATCATGTCTTCAAGCACTTTATGGATAAGATCTTCAGCAGCATTACTTAGACTCTCATTCATCTCAACGTCTGGCATGTTCATGAGGCGTCTGCCGGTTCGAGGCGAGATGAGACCAGCTTGCATCATCTCTTGAATATCGGCTAAGCGACCGGTGAGATCATCAGCAAGCGAAGATGTTGGGTAAGCCTTAAGCACATAGGCGTCTGCTTCAAGATCAATGTCTTTCCAGTCCACGGTTTCTAGAAAGTTAGTGGAAGGAAACACACACTCATAGGTCTTTTTGTCCTTATAGATGTCCTTGACCACTTCAATTGCTTGACGATGGTTCTCGAGCACAAAGTCCTCCATCATCTGACTCACAAACGTAAATCGGTCGTCTTCAATGTCTGTGATCGTGCGAAGAGCTTTACCAGAATCAACGCCCATAGGTTTCTCGCCCGCTGCAGCGAGCTCGGAAACCCCTTCTTGCATGTAAGCTTTTTGAATCAAGCTATCAATCCACTGCTGAAGCTCTGGGTTAGTTGCTGGAGGCGTCACGTATTGCGGTGGGGTTCCGGTGTAGTAGATGAGAGAACCGATATCGTTGCTCATATGTTGAGCAACTACTTTAGAACCGTTCTCGAGCAAGATCTTAAAAGCGCCCTGCATATAAAGAGCTTTTTGTTTCAGCATCATTGAGCGATTGATTTCACCTTGGATTGTTTGAAGCCGTTCAGCTCCTCCTTGTGAATACCAACCAAGCATCTTTCGTGAGTAGCGCATGTGTGGGAATGGAAAATAGTCCTTCTCCCACTCATCAATAATAGAACCATCACCGACAGAGATCACCTTGAGACCGTCGTCACAGCCTGGGCCAGACTTTAGATGCCAGCTCTCGGTTACCGAGATGAGATCCGCAGCGGTGCCGTAACCGCCAATGTCTTGATAATTCGCAGGACTTGCAAGCGCAATGTGTTCTTCGAGTTCAGGGAATAACTCAAAGGCAATGTCCCGGTCCATGATCTTTGGTCTATGCAACTGCCTAGGCTCCTCAACCATCGACTCAATAAGATCAACCACCAGCTCATGTGGTAGCACGCGCTCGATAGCAACCTTATCGTCTTTCCTAAATACGTGCGTGAAACCATCCCCCCATACATAAGCGTCCCTAAATCCGTTGATGCATTTCTCATGCATACCGAGTTGATAAGAAAGACCTTGGCTGAACTTAGTCAACTGTTTGGCTTTCTTTTGATACTTCCAGATACCACCGTTTGTGACAAAGGTTGGAATTACTTTGTTCTTAGCCATCTTTGCAACAAGTGTATCTCCTACAGAAGAAATAACATTGAAACAAAGGCGTTGACTCATTGGATTTGAATTAACTGAGCTAGCGCGAGTAAAAGCAGTGCCAAGCAAGTTGTATGCAGTAGCGTTTCCATAGAGCCTCGTTGAAACGGTGAGCTGTTCCATTCGTGATGATTGATGTCGTTGAATAAACTTAACAGTAGAAGCAATTGCATTTGCCATGTCTTTCTCTGACATCTTCCACCAGCGGAAGTTAGCAGCTTCGCCAGAGGAGTTGTCTTTAGGAGCACGCAAGACTTTGCCGTCCTTGTCAGTTTGAGTCATGTTGCTGCGCTGTATCTTAGCCATTGTCTCGTACCTCTTCCTTTAGGCGTTCTTGTTTCATCTTCTTTTGCTCTTGAATCACGTCATAGTAGGGCGTTGCCCAATAGAGCAGCTCTTCATCAGTTACGTTATCTAGATCTACAGGCTTTGCGAATATCTTCTCAAGGTCTAGCTCGTTCATGCGCCCTTCTTTCGGTTGATATAATAAGACCACACCTCATTAGGTTCCATCCCCATCGTGTCGAAGTGCTTTTGCTCTTCTTCTGCATCTATTTGACGTTGAGCAGTCTTATCTAAGTATTCATCCATGACTTTCTTAGAGTGAGCAATCACTTTCTCACGATCTCTTGAGTCTATGCGTTCTTTTTCAGGCTCAGAGAGCCAGTGTAGAGCTTCACGATAAGCATAGAGAACAGAGTCACATATGTCTGAGTGATAGGCGTCTGAGATGACCTTACGATCAGCGGTTGTTTTGTCTTGGTCCCACTCGAGTATGAGAGCGTCTTGAGCAAACCGAGATGACTTCTTAGCAAACAGCCTACCGGTTCTCAGAGCATCGTTCACTAGCTCAATGTACTCAAACTTACGAGACTTCTCAGCCG